TTTCTACCAGACGCACTACTATTTATTGGGTTCGATTAAACGCGATATACTCCATGTTCCCAAGGAAATTTTACCATAGGATGTCTTGGAATTACTATATCATATGGATGTACCCCTGAATTTGTAATATCCCTAAGTTTTTGTCTATAAATTTTAATTTCTTCTTTGACTTGGTCATTTAACGGACTATCTGTACCCATCATCCAATCTGTTTGTAACAATATCAAATCCCTTTTTTCTCTAATATCTTTCATCCCATATGAAATGCCATATTTTGTTTCGTCAATATAGATTTCAACATTATCATTTTCAGAAATTCTAGCAGATAATACACCCCCACAATCTCTAGATAAAGTATAATTATCAATAATTACGTGATAATATAAATTAAGTGGGTAATAATCAAATTTTGTTTCGTCTATGATGTCTATCACATTTAAACTAGTTTTTTCTACAATGGCATAATATTGCATTTATTACTAATCACGAATTAAATCTATCCAAATATTTGAAACTCGTACAGGGCGGTTTATTGTGGAGCTATCTAAATACAATCGTAAATTAGGCACATCTGAACCGATTGAACATACTCCAGAGGTTGCCGTCACATATCCCCGCGCATCTCCGACGTCTACTACACTAAATGTAGATAAAGTATAGAGGGAACCACCTGGAGGGGGACTATAATACCATTGTTTAAGCGACCATGTTGCCGCTGTTGACTCGTGTCCGCTAGATTTTCCAACCGTACGAAAATTTAAAATAAACCGATTTGATGAATTTGGACCACCTGAATTATCACGCGTATTTCCTGGTATACCATCTTGAAATATAGGTGCTCCCCAACCACCATAGAAAGATCCAGGTTCCTGCAGAGCTATATCTATATAACTTCCTGCATGCACGTCATTATAACCTGAACCACAACGAATAGGGAATGATCTTACGTGTCTACCTACTAAACTATCTAATTTAGCATTTACACTTACATTATCATTTTGTACAGTCATCCTTTTAACTGCATTGCCTTCTGGTGTATTGGTGAACAATCTAAAGGCCGACGTGCTGTCTGAACCATCACTCATCAGCACCATGTCCGTGAAGCAATTCCCAACGTTGTCCTTGAAAGACCTGAGAGCAAACTGGTTCTTGGTGGTGACATCATAGGTGTACAAAGAGGGTGCCGCTTCCCCTATAGGATCGAAGTAACTCTTATAGGGAAACTGGGGATTAGCCAGACCAATTCCACCAGGCATGATTACTATTAGCGTCTAGAATTTACGGCGCTCTTTATCATCATCTCGAGTTCGGTCTCGGGTTCCCAGTCAGCCCACTCGCGGACCGCCTGATTTACCTCCAGATAGCGTTCGTCATCCCCGTCATACTCGCGGAACTCATCGTCGAACCCCATATCACATTCCTGAACGACCATGTCATCATCGGTCTCCCACCCGTCTGAATCCTCGTCGTCTTCATCTGGCAGTATGGAACCATAGACCCTTCCTGTCAGCTTCATGGCACTCCACTTCATACCGTATTCCATATCGAGGGCAGTGACGATGCTCCTCCCGGTGGCTTTGCAATACTCGGCGGCCACCACAACGGCATTCTCCAGAACGGGCTGGATTGCGTTCGTGTAGGCAGCGATGATCTGTTCCTCGCGACTCATTATTATTTTTTAAAATGTCCCTTTTCTTTAAGAGAGGATCATGTTGAAGCCTCCAGTTGGATTCCGTGGAGACACAGGTATTGGTGCTCTAACTGGTATTAGTGCCGTTGGTCTACAGGATACGTTTCTGTACTCTAACGACAAAGCTCCCACCGAACATGAACACATCGAGTACACCCAAGGTACTCCGTTCTACAGAGTTTATAAACCGACGCAGACGGTATTTCTCGGGCAGGAAATCAGACACACCTTTTATCCAAAGGAGATGGGTGACCTTCTGCGAGCGATGCTTATATCATTTAAACTTCCTACAACATCAGATACTGGAAAGAAAAGTCTTTTCAATGTCGGTTACAACATGATTTCTAAAATTAGCCTTCTCGTGGACGGAAATGATATACAGAACATGACCGGTGAATTTATGTCTCACTACGAGTCCATGTTCTCTACGCAAACGTCCCGCGTTAATACCCTAAATCTCATGACCAACCTAAATTATGCATATAATACACAATCGGCCTTTTATCAGAATTCCACGAATCAGCGCATCGTTCTTCCGATACCATTCTTTTTTAACACCCATTACGAAGATGGCAAGGTAAACACAACCTCGTTCAGATCCGCATTTCCATTGTGCGCTATGTTCAATTCTGAAATCACTTTGGTGATTAAATTCAAACCACTTGATGAAATTATAGAAAATACTTTAAATTTTACCACCACAGACTTGACCGACTTCAAGTTCATTACGCGTGAAATTGTCTTAACAAATGCAGAACGCAATGACCTGAAATTTAGGCGTTTAGATATTCCTATTGAGAAATTTAACACAGAAGATTTTAAGATAGATCTGGATCGATCTGCATTTACAACAAAATACCGCTATTATTTTAATAGTGCATATTCATGTCGTGCCATTTTGTGGGATTTTAAAGAATTGGTAGAAGGGTTTAATCCGTATTTTTTTAATCCAGTAAAAAACGCTACAATAAATACATTAAAGAAAACCGATAGGAGTGAGGAGCGCGTTGGGCTTTTCTATCAGGATTTTCAGGCATATGCTCACAACTACCACAATGGTGGGACTTTTTATGGGTATTCTTTTTCGGAGAATCCTCTTGACGTTGTGCGAGGTGATTATGAATATAGAGCACCAAGGTCACAGTCTTCCTATATAGACATGGTTCTGCAAGTTGCGGCAGCTGGTTATGCGCTATGGTCACTCGGTGATGATCTAGGAAACTATAATGTATTTGATAACCTTATTTTAACACGAGATGTCGGTGGAACAACTCCAGCCGATACATTGTCTATATCAGGCGCATCAATTCGAACAAACACCTCTAATGTAGGTATATCAAGTTACTCGGACACTACAATTAACACAGATTTACCTCATTACATGCGCCTCACCACGTCGATCGATATCGATAGTACTTCAACAATGAATATTAACACAGCCGTTTCACAACCAAATGGATATAAAATATCATTCTATTACATTTCTACAGTTTTCCTCGTGATTCAAAATGGAAGGGCAAGTATATTTGACCAGATAAGCGGATTTGATAAAATCGATGTAGACAAATCGGGTTACATTGACGCCTCGGAATTTAAGGCTTTTGATGATAAAATTGATTTGGCTGTATACGATAATGACAAAGATGAATTATTGTCCTACGGCGAATTTATGGGAATTTAGGAAAATTATTTTCACTTGCGTCGAAGAGAAGACGCGCCACACCATTCTCGATGTAAAGCAAATTCACCGAGAGAGCGTACACACGAACGCGAGTTCCAATGTTTCCCTTTACAATTTCATATTCACGACCTATATCTGGATTAACTAATTCAGCAGGGAAATCTGTTTCTTTAAGATCAGTTGTGTATAGATAACCCGATTCATCATAAGCTTTTGTAACCTTTACATTTTTTAAATAGTTCTGATATTCTATAAAATCTCCTATATCTAATTCAGTGTATTCAGGTCCACTATTAATAAGCGACTGAAATACCAGATATCCATTATCGACGTATGGAAATGCAGAGCCTTGTATTTTAAAATCAAACCCTCTTTTTTTGCTATCCAATTTGATGGAAGGATTTTTGACAACGGAAAAATTGATGCTACCGTTGGGGTCTTTCTTGTTCATAGGGTCTTGACAGAAAGATAGGGCATAGATGTATGAATAGTACCTTTGGTCTGCTCCAAAAAATATTCGTTGGGTACATCCGGGAAAATGTGCATAGTATTCATATCCACGAAGAAGTTCGAACGTTCCAGCTTCCTCCGGGAGCATCACCTGACCGTCGAGAACAACTTCCATGGAATTCAAAAAATCATTATCATCCGGAGATGTAAGTTCTGCGAAAGTCTTACCGCGTGAATAATCAAATATATTGGTTGTTTCCGTCGCAAGATCCTTGTACAAAACGAACAAAGACTTTACAGGATTTATAAAACTTGTTCCTTCACTCGTGGTATAGTCCTGGGAAGGTATGTAAATAGTACTGTCGCCTGTATAAGCTGGAGGTTCAAGAATCTGAAATTGTTCCACGGGGTAAAGTAGAGGTTGTTTTATAAATGTATCCAGAACATCGTTATCCATATATCCATATTCAATGTGCAGACACACATTAGAACCGGAGACACCAGTATCGACACCTCCCCAACGGTTCGCAGTCCTGAAACCGATATTCACTTCAAGTTCCTGGTACCGAAGTGCGGCCAGTGGAAAGGCTAGTGATGGATCGCCGGCGAACCACATAGGTAAAGGCACATGAAGACGGTAAGGTCTTGGGTACTGAACAGTGTCAGTGAAAGGATACTGCGGTCCTCCGCCGAGCATCCTATAGAGTTGATTGGGTGAAAATGTGTCATTGTCTGTTTCGGTTAAATTAACTCGCATGTTCAATGTTTCGCCAGTCTCCCTTTGAATTATCTTTCCTCCCATAATGAACTCGATGTAATCTATCATGGCATGTGCCTGATTTACGGTGGTCGAAATTGAACTCGGGTAATCAATCAACAGGTACATTCTTGTAACAAAGTCACCATGACGTGGTATCACGAAGTTACCAGACCCTCCATAGTCAATAGGGATCGCATCGGTGAAAAATGACTGTGTGACAAAATTAGATTTCTTTGTATATACGGTTCTGAATGGAGTCTTCTCCATAGTCTACTATATCCCAACCTTTATTTTTTCTCTATTATACCGAGAATGGAATTGCGTACAGTTTCATAACTGGTGATGCGCCGAACCTCTTGCTGAACCCATTCGGTCTTGTCTTCCAGTTCGCCCTGATAGATCTTTTCCATTGCCTCGACCGTGCCTTGGACGCTAGGCGTGACCCACCACGCATTCTGCATGTGATTGAATCGCCG